GGCTTGAAAGTATCCTCCGTGTAAGAGGTATAAGCCCAATCGAACTTTCTAGAATAATCGCTTAAGCCTAAACGCTTGCGAATTTCGCATACAAGCTGAAAGCAATCTGTGTAGCCCTTACCGTCAGCAAAAGACGCGCCCCACTGGTATTTCAAGCCAATTAAGTCATTCATCGCAGCGACAGAGACGCATCTAATGGCAAAATTCCAACGTTTTCTTCACTCAATCGTTGAGCAGGAAAACTAGATGCAACAGCGTCTATTGCTGTATTAAATCGCAACTCAACAGTAGTTTCGCTAAAGCTAGCTCCAAGACCAATGTAAAACTCTTTTGCCAAAAGATCTGCCACTTGATTGTTATTGTTTACTGATTTAGTTACCAGCTCTAATCGGCTATTTCTGTTTCCGTCGTTTAGGCCAACCAATTGAATTGCCTCTCTGGTTGCAGGGAAAAGAATTTGAATTTGTGAGTTATCCCCGCCTATACTTGATGAAATTCCTTGAACCTGAAACGCAGCAAATTTGAAAAATTTACCACCTTTT